TATTGCGGCTTCGGAAATGCGTTCTCGGGCACAGCGTCGAACCACCCGTATGTTCTGCTGGTCAACGACACCGAACGGATGCGGATCACCGCTGCTGGCGACGTCGGCATCGGTACGTCGTCGCACACTGATCGGCTCCAAGTAAACGCCCAAGATGGCGTTCGCCTTGGCTCGTCTGGTAACGTTTCCTACGTTCGCATCGGTTCTGCTTTTACGGGCGAAGGTACGGCACAGATTTCGTATGACCGGGCATCTGGCGCCATTGCGTTTAGCCAAGGCAGCACCGGCAGCGCGCCGAATGAACGCATGCGTATCGACGCCAGCGGCAACGTCGGTATCGGCACCACGGCACCGAGCGCTCCACTGGATGTAAACGGCAATGTCGCTATCACCGGCACGGCTCGCCGCATCACGGGCGACTTCAGCAACGCGACCAATGCCAGCAGAACCCTTTTCCAGACGAATGTAGTTAATAACACTAGCAATGTGGGCATCATGCCTAACGGCAGCGGTGTGTCGTCTAATCTATTGCTGTATGGCGGCAGTGACCCCGACAACGCCTCCGTAGCGCAGTTTGGGATGACAAATAGCGGCACCGAAACTCGAATTGGGTCTTTTGCAACCGGCACCGGCACTGTTCGCCCTGTAACGTTCGTAATGCAAGGCGCCGAGCGCATGCGGATCACCGCTGATGGTGAAGTCTACATCGCCGGGACGACTGACCAGGGCGCTTTTAATCTTCAAGTCAACGGCACGGGCGTGTGGGGCGCCGGCGCTTACACCAACGGCTCCGACGCGCGCATCAAGGACGACATTGCCCCCATCGCTTCTGGCCTAGATGTCGTTGCCAAGCTTCGTCCCGTGCAGTTCCGCTACAAGGAAAGCTGGTCAAAGGATCGTTTCCTTCAGCCGGGCTTCATCGCCCAAGAACTGCAAGAGGCGCTGGCCGACCAACCTTACGTAGAAGGCGTCGTGCATCAAGGACCGGAGTACATGAGCGTGTCGTATCAGACGCTTATTCCGGTGCTGGCTAAGGCCGTGCAGGAACTCACCGCGAGGCTGGAAGCCGCAGAGGCCCGCATCGCCAACCTGGAGAACCGCTAATGCCTACCTACACCTGGGTGATCGAGCAGCTTGATTGCTACCCGCAGCGCGACGGCCAGCCGGATGTCGTGTTCACGGTTCACTGGCGCATCAATGCGGCGGACGGCGACTACACCGCTACCGCCTACGGCACTGTTGGCCTCACCTACGACGCGAAGGCGGGGTTCACGCCCTACGCCGACCTAACGCAGCAGCAGGTGGTCGGCTGGGTGCAGGGCGCTCTCGGGTCGGAGCAGGCCGCGCAGATCGAAGCCGCGCTGGCGGCCAACATCGCCGCGCAGATCAATCCTCCGGTCGTCGCGCCGCCGCTGCCGTGGGCGCCCGCCTAGGTGGCGCAAGACCTCTACAACATCCTTGTCGGGGTCTGCGGTGCGGCGATAGGCTGGCTGCTGAAGGTCATCTGGGAGAGCGTTCGCGCTCTCCAAGCCGATATGCGGGAAATCGAAAAGGAGCTCCGCACGAAGTTCCTTGGCAAGGACGACTATCGGTCGGACATCCAGGAGATCAAGGAGATGGTGAAGGCCATCTTCGAGCGTCTCGAGCGCAAAGCGGACAAGGGCTGAGATGGAAACCCCATGAAGTTCCCCCGCCTCGCCGTACTGGACGCCCCGACTGGTGCCTGATCCGCAGCCTGCGCCGCCTACGCCGCCCAACAGCGCAATCGCCCCAGCGATGGCGCTGCTGACGTATGTGGACAGCCCGTTCAAGCTGATCGTGGTGCTGGTGTTGGGTGTCGTCGGATACGCCGGATACTTCATCCACGAACACCGCGAACTGTTCATGTCCGCCTACACGATGCAGCGCCAATTGCCGGGCCTTAACGAAGCCCGCTTTGAGGACGTGAGCGCGATGCTGATGCGCGAGACGCAGGCCGAGACAGTCGCCATCTTTGCCGTGGACCCGATGCTCAATCGCCGCGCCACGGTGCGTGTCTACGCGCGCGAGACGGGGCGCGACGCCCGCCTGGAGGGCGTCGAGGTGGGCCTGTTTACCAGCAACGATGCGAACAACCGCGACGTGATCGCGCTCATGGCTGGCGAGGTGCCTTGCGGGCTATACACCCGCGCGCAGTCCGAGATCGGCCTCTGGTATTTGCAGCGCGGCGTCACCTTCATGTGCCGCGCGTCTGTGCCGCCCGAGATGACGCGCTTCATCGGCCAAGTTTCTGTCGGTTGGGCAACCCCGCCCGCCGACCTCGACCGCGCACGCGACATCCTCACGGTTGGCGCGCGTGCATTGTCCAAGGAGCCCCGCTAATGGAGGGCCTTCTCGCGCTTGTCAGGACGGTCGCGCCGTCTATCGCCACCGCTGTCGGCGGGCCGCTTGCAGGCATGGCCACACGCGCCATTTCCGAGGCGCTGCTGGGCAAGCCTGACGGCACCGAGCAGGAGCTCGTCGAGGCTGCGAAGAACGCCACACCCGAGCAACTGCTGGCGCTGAAGACGGCGGAGCAGGATTTCGCCGTGCGGATGCGGGAACTCGAGATCGACCTTCACCGCATCGACGCGGGCGATCGGAGCAGCGCACGCGAGCGCGAGGTGAAGACCAAAGACATGACGCCGCGCCTTCTGGCGGCTGCGGTCGCGGTGGGCTTCTTCGGCGTCCTTGGTTACATGCTCGCCTACGGCCTGCCGGTGCAGGGCGGCGAGGCGCTGCTGGTCATGCTGGGCACGCTGGGGACGGCCTGGGGCGCGATCGTCTCTTACTACTTCGGCTCCTCTGCGGGCTCGCGCGAGAAGACCGACCAGCTGAACCAAGTGCTGAAGGTAAACCGATGAAGGGCAATTTCGACGCCGCGCTGGCCGCCGTGCTGAAGCACGAAGGCGGCTGGGCCGACCACCCGGCGGATCCTGGCGGCGCGACCATGAAGGGCGTGACGAAGCGCACGCTCGAGGCGCATCTGGGGCGCGAGGTGACGAAGGACGAGCTCCGCGCGATCAGCGACGAAACGCTGGCCGACATCTACCGCCGCCGGTACTGGGACGCGGTGCGTGCGGACGAGCTCCCGGCGGGCGTGGACTACGCCGTGTTCGATTGCGCCGTGAACTCCGGCCCAAGGCGCGCTATTCTCTTTGCCCAGGCAGTTGCGCGTGTAACGCAAGACGGTGCCATCGGGCCTAAGACGCTGGCGGCCATCAAAGCCGCTTGCGCCGAGGGGGCCGAAGGGTTCATTGAGGAGTACAGCGAGGCGCGCCAGGCCTTCCTGCGTGGCTTGCCGACGTTCCAGGTCTTTGGCCGCGGCTGGACCCGGCGCGTGGATGACGTGGAGGCGGTCGCCGCGCGTATGTCTCGCGGAGAGGAGATGGCCTAAATGCCCCTTGCCGCCCTAAATCTCCCGCCGGGTGTGGTGAAGCCTGCGACGCCGCTGCAGGTGAAGGGGCGGTATTGGGACGCGAACCTGGTGCGCTGGCGCTCCGGCAAGCTGCTGCCGGTGGGCGGCTGGCAGCGCATCACTAGCTCGCCTCTGGCCAGCACCTGCCGCGCTATCTTCACTTGGTCGAGCCAAGCTGGGTTGCCCTATGCGGTGCTGGGCTCCGAAGACAACCTCTACGTCCTCGACGGCTCGTCTTACCTGGACGTCACCCCGGCAGGCTATGTGCAGCCGGATATCGGCCTGTATGGCGCCTATGGCGCGAGCGACTATGGCGAGCTTTTGTATGGCCTCGACTCCGCCGAGGTGAGCATCGCCACGGCGGTGCGGGCGACGAATGTCGTCACCATCACCACCGCAGCCGCGCACGGCTTTCCGGTCGGCATGTCGGTGCTGATCGCGGGCGTGACGGACGCGTCTTTCAACGGCACCTTCACGATCGCCAGTGTGCCGTCCTCCACGACGTTCACCTACGCGCAGACGGCGGCGAATGCGTCTTCCAGCGGCGGCACGGCGGCGCTGCCGGTGGCCGATCGGCGCCCGGCGAGCCTGCTGTTTACGCCGTCCTTCTCCTGGACGTTCGACAACTGGGGCGAGGATCTCCTGGCCGTCTCGTCGAGCGACGGGCGGCTGCTGCACTGGAACACGGGCGAGCCCACCGCCTCGCCGGTCGGCACCAGCGTGATCTCGACCATCGTGCGGGTGTCGAACGTCGCCACGGTGACGACCGTGGACAACCACGGGTACACGGTTGGCGAAAGTGTCGTCATCTCCGGGAACTCGGTGAGCAGCTTTAACGGCACTCAGATTGTCACGGGGGTGCCGAACCCGAAGACGGTCAACTTCACCTTCTCCTCCTCCGGCACCAACATCACCGGCACGGGCGGCAGCGTCACCACGACGAAGGTGATCCCGATCAGCAACCGCGCCGTAATCGTCACGCCCGAGCGCCACGCCGTGCTTCTTGGCGTTGGCGGGGTGCCGCGGCGCGTGGGGTGGAGCTCGCGCGAGAACTACACGGATTGGGACTTCGCCTCACCGACCAACACGGCGGGCTTCCTCGACCTCGACACGGAAAGCCTGCTGGTCATGGCGGCGCCCGTGCGCGAGGGCACGCTGATCTGGACCGAGAGCGAAGCGTGGCTCATGCGCTTCATCGGCCTGCCCTACATCTACTCGATCGAGCGCATCGGCTTCGGCTGCGGCCTGATGTCGCCGCGCTCCTTCGCGGTGACGGCTGGGCGCTGCATCTGGATGGGGAAGGAAGGCTTCTGGATGTACGACGGCGGCGTCGTGAAGCCGCTGGCGTGCGATGTCGGGGCCTACGTCTTCGACAACATCGACCCGAACTCTGGTCCGCTCTACGCGCACGGGTCCGACAACGGCACCTTCCCGGAAGTCTGGTTCTGGTTCCCGTCGCAGGGGTCTACGGTGCCGAACCTCTCCGTCTACTACAACTTCCAAGAGGGCTGGTGGGGCATCGGCAACACGATGACGCGCACGGCGGCCTGCAGCGCGGGCGTGTTTAAGTACCCCTTGGCCACCGACGACTTGAACGAGGTGTATTACCAGGAGAACGGCTGGACTGCCGCAGGCGCGCCGATCCAGACGGATCGCTACGCCGAGACGGGGTCCGTCAACCTGCGCGACGGCGGGTCGATCTCCTTCGTCCGTCAGGCGCTGACGGACAGCGGCTACGGCTACGACAGCACGGAACTGACGTTCTTTTCGTCCTTCACCCCGGAGGGCGCGGAGACGACGTCGGGGCCTTATAACCCGCGTTCTGACGGCTACACGGATGTGCGCGTGACAGGCCGCGACTTCCGCATCAAGATCGCCGCGACGCAGGACGCAGAGTGGAGCATTGGCCAAATGCGGATTGACTTCGTGCCGAAGGGCGCGCGA